CCTTCAAAAAACCGGAAAAGGGGATTTTGAATTTTTTGGATACCCCCCGGGGGTATTTTATGAGCGATTTGGTGAAAATTCCGCAAAAATAATGTAAGACGGAGGAAATGTGATGAAAAGTGTTAAAAAGGAGAACAAAAGCGCTTTAGAGCAGGAGAAACGCTTGGATATGCTTGCAGAAAAGTTCAAAGAGACTGCGGAAAGCCTAAGCGAAGAGCATCGATATATCTTCGAAAGTACTCTTGAGACTTATTTTCAGCTGATTAAGAACTTTAAGGTTCTGAAAGAGGCGCTCGAGGCAGATGGCTGTCTGATCACAAAAGAATATGTCAAAGGCAGGCAGAACGTATACGTTCATCCGGCAATGTCAGAGATGAACAAAACAGTCAATATGCTCAACAGCACAGCTAAAACCCTGATTGCGATTATAAAAGACTTAGGCGCAGAAAATAAAGAGGAAGTGGATGAGTTAATGGCATTCACCAACGAGGATGTTTAATGGCGACTGCATTACTTGAATATGCAGATGCGGTGACAACAGGGAAAATTTTAGCTTGTGACAAAATAAAAAGAGTTTATGACAGATTGGCAGAAGATGCGGTCAATCCGCACGAATGGCATTTTAACGAAAAACGTGCGAACAGACCGATTCAGTTTATCGAGAAATTCTGTAGACAATCGCAAGGTCTAGCCGGAAAGCCTTTTAATCTTGAATTGTTTCAGAAAGCAATGATTCAAGCAGTGTTCGGCTTCCTTGATGATGATGAATTTAGGAGATTTCGTGAATTTCTCGAAATAATCGCCAGGAAGAACGGTAAGACAACTATTCTTTCCGGTCTTGAACTGTATATGCTCCTTGGCGACAACGAAGGCGCGCCTGAAATATACAACATTGCGACAGCGCGAGAACAGGCGATGAAGGGATATACTGAATGCCTCAATATGCGCGCACATTCCGCATTGATACAGAAGCACACGAAAAAACGTCAAGCTGATTTGTATTGTGCAGAAAACCTCGGATTTATAAAGCCGCTCGCTTCCAACACGAACAGCCTTGACGGCTTGAATGCGCATTTTGTTGTGATTGATGAGCTGGCGGCAATTAAGAAAAGGGATTTGTACGACCTTATGAAACAAAGTTTATCAGCAAGAAATCAAGGCTTGCTTGGGTGTATTACAACAAACGGATTCATCAGAAACAGTATATACGATGACCAATACGCATACGCTTCCGCAGTCATTGAGGGAAAAGTCAAGGATGAAAGATTTTTGCCGCTCATATACGAACAGGACGATCGGAGCGAATGGCTAGACGAAAAGATGTGGATTAAGTCCAATCCTGGACTTGATGCGATTAAAAAACGTTCCATCCTGCAAGATTCCGTAAGAAAAGCACAAACGGATGATTCATATCGTCCGACCGTAATGGTAAAGGATTTCAATCTTACAGAAAACAGCAACAGTGCATGGCTGAGCTGGGAAGAGCTGAACAACGCAGAAACATTTGATTTTGCAGAAATGAAGTTTAGATATGGCATCGGCGGTTTTGATGCAGCGGATTCCGTTGACTTATGTGCGGCGAAGATGATTTGCAAGCGTAGAGGCGATGGCAAGATATATGTTAAGTCAATGTATTGGATTCCGCAGAGCAAGCTCGAAGTGAAGAACGGCAGACATCATCCGGACGATGCACCATATGATTTATGGGAATCACGTGGACTTATCACTGTCACACCTGGGAACAGGGTTGACAAGCGTGTGGTTTTAGAGTGGTTTAAGGATGTCAGAGATAAGGATGACTGCTTTCCGCTTTACATTGGCTTTGATCCTTGGCACGTTGATGAGACTTTGCTGAACGCTTTCAAGGCTGAATTTGGCGATTCTGTAATGATACCGATTAGACAGGGTGTCGCAACTCTGTCACAGCCGATGAAGGACTTAAAAGCAGAATTTCAAGCACACAACATCATTTACAATAATAATCCGATTGATAAATGGTGCTTGGCAAACACATACGCAAAGAGCGACATCAACAACAACATCCAGCCGGACAAATCATCAAGCGAAAATAAGCGTATCGATGGCACAGCGGCACTTCTTGACGCATATGTCATTTACGAAGACAAAAAAGACGAATACGAGAATTTGATATAAACAGCAACAAAAATCTTGAAAGAAAGGAGAGTAAGCGAGATGGGTATTTTAAATTTGTTCAGAAGGCGCAAGGAAAACAACCGCGCATATTCAAGGGTTGAGCTGATATCAGAGCAATGCAATACTTTCTTTTCTTGGCAAGGCACAACGTACAATTCTGATATTGTCAGAGCGTGCATCAGACCAAAAGTCAAGGCTGTTGGCAAGGCTATCATCAAACAGATGAAAGAAACAGTTGATGAGAATGGGAAAGTCATTGCGGAATTCGACAGAAATAAAGCTCTGAAAATGCTTTTTGAAGAGCCGAACGCATTAATGACGGAACAGATGTTCCTCGAAAAGATGGTCGCACAGCTCTGCATTAACAACAACGCATTTGCAATCATCAACAGAGATAAAACAGGGAATCCGATTTCGATTTTTCCAGTTGCGCCGTTGTCGGTTGAGCTAACGAACGGTGCGGACGGTGAATTGGAATTGATTTTTCAGTTGCAGAATGCGAAGCAGATTAAAGTCGCATATTCTGATGTTATTCATTTGCGACAGGACTTCTCGGACAACGATTTCTTTGGCACACCATTAGCGCCGGCATTAACACCGCTTCTTGACGTTGTTAAAACGAGCGACACATCAATCATTAGTGCGATTAAGAACTCATCAATCGTCAGATGGTTGTTAAAGTTCAAATCAGTTATAAGACCGGAAGATGCGAAAGCGAAAGCGGATGCATTTTCAAAGAGCTATCTTGACTCAGAAAAAGGTAATGGTGTCGCAACTGTTGATTCAACAGCGGATGCAGTTCCGGTCGAAACAAAAGATTATGTGCCGACAAGTGATGTCATGTCTTCGACAGAGGCTCGCATTTACAAGTTGTTTAACACCAACGTGAATATCGTAAGCGGACACTTCACGGAAGAGGAATGGAACTCATATTTTTCAGCGGAAGTGCAGCCTACAATCATTCAGATTGCGCAGGAATTTACACGCAAAATCTATTCGAAACGAGATAGGATATTTGGCAATAAAATCGTGTTAGAAGCAGATGCCTGGGCAACCTCATCATTTAAGACGAGAATCGCATTAACGGCAATCGTTGACAGAGGCGGTCTGACAATCAATGAGTGGAGAAGAACATTCAATCTTCCACCGGTCGAGGGCGGTGATGTTTTAATCCGCAGACTTGACACCGGAACAGTCGGATCAGATGGAACAGCAAGCAATGATTCAGAAAATGAGAAAGGAGGCAACTGATAAATGGATATATATGTTAATGGTACAATTGTAGATTCTGATGATGCGTGGGTTTATGATTTATTCGGAATCGAGAATATGTCACCTACAAAGATGAAAGACGCATTAAAAGAAGCGGATGGAAATGATGTTGATATTTTTATCAATAGCGGCGGCGGTTCTGTTTTCGCTGGCTCTGAAATATATTCAATGATTCAGAGATACAAGGGCAATGTGACAATACACGTCACAGGACTTGCGGCATCGGCGGCATCGGTCATCGCTTGCGCAGGTAAATGCTTAATGACTCCAACAGCGCAGATGATGGTTCACAACGTTTCATCGTATGGAAGTGGCGATTATAAGAATTTCGACAAAATGTCGGAAATACTCAAAAAGGCAAATGAAGCCATAGCGGCGGCATACGTTCAGAAAAGCGGAATGTCAATGCAGGATGCATTAGAGCTGATGGATGTCGAAACGTGGCTGACGGCAAAGGATGCGCTAGAATATGGCTTAATTGACGGAATCGAAGAAAATCAGAATGCGAACAAACAGACAGAATCTAACGATTTAACACCTCCACTTGCGGCAAGCGTAGCAACAATGCTTCCGCGTGAGGTTTTAAATAAATTTAACACAGAAAAAAATAATGTAAAAGCCGAGATTGAAATGTTGAGGCTGAAAGGAGTTATCAATGACAATTGATGAATTTAATGCAAAGCGTACAGAAATGCTTGACCGTGCCGAGAAACTAATCAATGACGGCAAGGTAAATGAGGCAAAGGCGCTTGCAGATGAGGTCAAGAACCTCGACGCACAGTTTGAGGCGGAGAAGGAAACATCCGCAGAATTAAATATGCTCAAGGAACAGAGCGTAAAGACAGTTGAAAACCTCGTTAAGATCGAGGAGAACAAATTCACAGAAAAGGAGAATACAGAAATGAAGACAGACGCACTTTACAAGCAGGCATTTTTCAACACTCTTCTTGGTAAGGAGTTAACACCTGAGCAGAAGAATGCATTCGTACACACAACAGGACTTCCAGACGCAAAGTCACTTCCAATCCCTACAGAAACATTAAATGAGATTTGGTCACTTATATCAGAGGAACATGCTATTACAAAGGATATCAGAAAGATTTTCTCAAAGGCTGTTATTGAGATTCCAAAGCATACCGCAGTTGTAGCAGGTGCGGCAACAACAGTCAATGAAGGAGCCGCAAATGCGGATGAGCAGAACACATTTACAAGTGTTACTCTTTCGGGTAAGGACTTCTCAAAGACAATTGACATTTCTTATGCTGCTCTTTCAATGACAATTGAGGCATTTGAGGCATATTTAAAGCAGGAAATCGCAGAAGGCATTTCAAGCGCTCTTGCAGATGATGTATTTGCACAGATTGATACAGATATCGCAGATGCAAACAAGCTTGAAACAGCGGCTGTTGGAACAATGACATATGCTGATATTGCAGGCGCTTTTGCAAAGTTAAAGGGTGTGACTAACAGCAAGGTTGCTGTATATGCAACACGTGCGACAGTTTACAACTATCTTGCAACACTTGAAGATACAGAAGGACACCTCATTTTCCAGCCTAACGCAAATGCTGAAATTCAGGGTTATCTTCTCGGCGCTCCTGTTAAGTTTGATGATTCTGTTGCAGCAAATCGCCTTTATATCGGCGATGCAACAAAGATTCCATACAACGTTGTACAGGATATTATGGTCGAGCAGGATAGAAACATCAAGACACACGTTGTTACATATTCCGGATATGCTAGAATGCAGGGTGCTCTTATTGTTCCTACAGCATTCTCAAGACTTACTGTAAAGGCAGAATAATTTGATTCTTTGAAAGGAGGCAGGAATGTCTGATAATGATATCGTAACAATGGCAAAAGGCTGGCTCCGTTGGAGTACGAACAGCCTTGATACAGAAATATTATTAACCGTTAAGTCCTGCCTTAATCAGCTTTATATCGCAGGCATAGTTGAAAATGATATTGAAAACGCAACGATTCAAGGCATCGTGAGAATGTACGTTCTTGCGATGCTAGGAGTTGCGGAGATGCGAGAATATTGGCTCAAAGCATACGAATCCTACAAGATAGCTCTTGCATTGTCGGGCGATTTTAATGGCAGAAATTCCGCAGATGAGGAAAGTGAGGGAGATTAATGGTTGATAGAGTGACGGATATCAATCTCATATCAAGGACTTTCACGAAAGATGAAATCGGACAGCAGATTGAGACAGAAACATCAAGGTCTGTTGTTGCAGAATTAAAGTCGATTAATCGTTCAGAGTGGGTTGCAGCGAGGCAAAATAATTATAATCCAGTTGTGATTGCTAGCATATGCGAATTTGACTACAATGGTGAAGAAATCGTTGAGATTGATTCAGAAAGATATGTCGTATATCGCACACATCCTGGAAAAGATGATTACATTGAGTTAAGTCTTCGTAAGAAAGTCGGTGAGGCTGATGAATGAAACAGTTGACATTAATGAGCTTGGAAACGCATTAAAAGACGCATTAAAGGTCTATGTTGATGATGATGTGATTCAGAATGTCAAGAAAGAAGCGGAGAAAATCGCTAAAGATGCTAGAAGAACTTTGAGGCAGAAGAACACAGGAAAATTCAAGGATAGAAGTGGAGATTACCGAAAAGGCTGGAGAGTTAAGAAAGTAAGTGAAACTGCAAATACTCTTGAAATAGCGGTTTGGAACCAAACAGACTATCAGCTCACACATCTACTTGAACACGGTCACGTTATAAAGAATGGCACTCAAAGAGAATATGGCAGAACACGAGAGTTTGAACATATCGCAGAAGTCAACGAAAAAGCAATCAAGCGTTTTCAGGAACAGACGGAAAAAATAATCAAAGTAAAGTGAAAGGGGGCACTGAATGACCTTAGCGGAATTAAATACAGCGTTGCAGGGGCTGAATGTTCCTGTTGCGTACAATGTTTTCAAGGAGCCACAAGTGCCGCCTTATATCTGTTTTCTAGTGATTGACTACGAACAAACATATGCGGACGATAAGAATTTCGTTCAGAATCCTGTCGTACGTGTGGAATATTACAGTAAAAACAAGGATATTTCAGCAGAAACAGATATTGAGGCTTTACTTGAAGAAAACAACATATCCTGGGATAAAGAGGATGGATATTTAGACACAGAACGTTTATATATGACAACTTGGGAATTTGAATTATAAAAACAATAGAAAGGAAGGTAGCAAAAATGCCTAATACAACAAATAAAGTTAAGTTTGGTCTTAAAAATGTGCATTATGCTCCGATTACATCCATTGCGGATGATGGCACAGTGACATATGGCACAGTCGGTGAAATCAAGGGTGCAGTCAATCTCTCGATGGACCCGAACGGCGGCATTGACATTTTTTTCGCTGATAACGGAGCGTATTACCAGCAGAACAATTCAAGCGGCTTCACCGGCACTCTCGAGGTCGCATTAGTGCCTAAGGAATTTAAGACAGCTTGCCTCGGCGCAAAGACAGACAGCAACGGAGTGCTTTTTGATGACGACAACGCAGTTATCACACCATTCGCATTAATGTTTGAGTTTGACGGAGATAAGCATAAGACAAGACACATTCTGTACAACTGCACAGCAACAAAGACCGCTGTAAGTTCTGCAACAACCACACAGACGAAGGATGTTCAGACCGAAACACTCAACCTCAACGCTGTTCCACTTCCTAACGGATATCCTCACGCACAGGCAACAGAGGATGAGGCGGCAGTTTATGCAGGTTGGTATACGTCGCCATATCAGTATACGACAACACCATAAGATATATTTCTGTCATAAAATAACCAAGGCATAGAGCAATATCAAGAACAGTTGTTCTATGCCATTTTTTAAAATCAAGAAAGGACAATGCTAATATGATCAAGAGAGAAATTAAGATAGGTGATAAGGAAGTTTTACTCGGAGCTTCCGCAGCGCTTCCGATGGAATACAGAGAGGGAACCGGCAGAGAGTGGTTTGCAGATTTACAGAAGTTGAATAAACAGAATATCACAATTGTAAATGAGATGGTGTATTTTATGGCACGTCATGCGTTTATTCATTCAGAACGTCAGCCGGGTGAAACATTCCCAAAGCTGAACGATTGGCTCTTACAGTTCGGAATGATGGATGTGTTCAACTGCATCGAAGAGGCTTCGGACTTATGGCTCGAAAACGTACAGCACTCTTCTGTATCAAAAAAAAAGACGGACACAGAATAATACGAGAATTTAACACAGCCGTTTTCTTGTTGAGGTGTGTGCAGGTCGGAATTAATCTATCAGAGCTGCATCTTCTGACAATGGGAATGGTGACGGATATTCTTACAGAAAATGCAAATGATGGCGCGGAATACGATTTACAGCCTACGCAGGACGATTTCGACCACATTTTTAATTGATATAAAGGAGGGCAGAGATGGCATCAAGAAAAACAATCAAAGGCATATCAATCCAGCTTTCCGCTGATGCAACAGGGTTAACAAATGCCCTACAGAACATTAATAAAAAGATAGACAGCACATCGAGCAATCTCAAAGAAGTTAATAAGCTGCTGAAATTTGACGGAAGTAATACAGAATTAATCACACAGAAACAGCGCTTATTAGGTGAGCAGATTGACAACACAAAGAAAAAGTTAAAGGCTTTAACAGACCAGCAGGAAAACCTCAACGGCGCCCTTGAAAAAGGTGATATCACGCAGGAGCAGTATGATGCTTGGCAGAGAGAAATAATTCAGACAGAGCAACAGTTAGCAAGCCTCGGAGATGCACTTGATGATACAGAAGATTCATCTGACAGAATTACACAGTCTTTTTCAGGATGGGGCGAAAAGGTCGGCGCGGTTGCAACCTTGATTAATGATGAGATTCTGCAACCTATTACGAATAAGTTGACCGATATCGGCAAAGAATCATTTGGCGCATTTGCAGATTTTGAACAGGGAATGGCAGAAGTTAAAGCCATAAGCGGCGCGACAGCTGATGAAATGGACGCGCTCAACAAAAAGGCGCTTGAAGTAGCTAGCACATCTGCATTTACTTCCGCAGAAATTGCCGATGGCTTCAAGTATATGGCGATGGCAGGATGGAAGCCACAACAGATGCTTGACGGTATCGAGGCGATTGAGGCGCTTGCATCCGCAACAGGTTCAGACCTCGGAAGCACTTCTGACATCATCACAGACGCACTCACCGCATTCGGACTGACCGCAGAAGATGCGGCACATTTTGCGGATGTTCTTGCGGTGGCTTCGTCAAATGCGAATACTAACGTTGCGATGATGGGCGAAACGTTTAAGTATGTTTCATCAGTTGCAGGCGCATACGGATATTCAATTGAGGATGTTGCAGAATCAATCGGAATCATCGCAAACAGCGGTATCAAAGCCTCACAGGCAGGCACAGCGCTTCGTTCAATAATGACACGAATCGCAACAGATGCAGGTGCTAGCAAGAATAAAATGGGCGCAGGTGAAATCATTGAGATGCTTACCGGCAAGCCTATTTTTGATGCACAGGGAAACATGCGTGATTGGGGCGACATCATTGATGATACGAGAGAGGCTTGGGCAGGTCTGACAGAAGAACAGCAGTCAAGCTATGCGAAGCAGATTGCTGCAAACACAGGAATTGCCGCCTGGCAAGCGCTGATGAATGCATCAACAGAGGATACCGATAAGCTCTCAAATGCGATTGAGAATGCGGATGGAACAACACAGAAAATGAAAGAAACGATGCTTGATACATCGCAAGGCTCGTTAACAATGCTTTCTGCATCGATTGATACATTAAAGGTCGAGATAGGCGAAAAGCTAGCACCGACAATTCAGCAGGTTATCGATAAGATACAGGAGTTAGTTGACTGGGTTGGAACACTTGACGATGACCAGATTAAGCTCGCAACAAGCATCGGAGTTGGTGTGGTTGCATTCGGAACGGTCGCAAGTGCAATCAGCAACGTCATTGGCTTTATTGCTTCACTCCGCATTGCATTAGGAACGGCAAGTATTGCAGGTGCAACAGGTGCAGGAGCGGCGGCGGCGGCAACAGGTGCGGCAGGCACAGGCGGTCTTATCGGCACGTTGGGTGCAGTTGCGGTTGTTCTTTCAGGAGTTGCGTATATTGCAACACAGGTTGTTGCACAAATCTCGATGATTACAGAAAATATGGATTCAATCAAGATGAATTGGGAAAATGAAGGTGCGATTGGTTGGGAGCAGGATTGGCACAACAGGCAGAAAATAACAGCGCAAAAGGGTTGGACTTCTGAACAGCTTGGCGAAGCATACGAGGCGGTCGGCGGTATTGATTTAAGTGCGGCAACAGGTTTGAAAGGCGGATATAACAATTATTTACAGGCTTTCGGAACAAACACTGTATATAATTCAGCTGAAAAATCCGCACTTTGGGGAAAAATGGTAAATTACCTCACAAACACAGGCGCTTATGCAATCAGTCCGGCAGATTCTGCAACGTGGAATACAGAAATGAAAACAGGATATCCAACACAGGAACAGATGAAGAAGACTTACGAGCGTAATGTTGAGCGTGGCACAAACGTCACGATCAATTTTGATTCCAGCATCGTTGGCAGAGCAGTCGCAAGATATGGTGCTAATAACAATTATCGCGCTAACATACAGTAAAGGAGGGAGACATGTCAGTAGCAGAAAGAAAAACAGTAAGATTCGTATATGTCATTTCTGACAGCGTTTCGAAGGAACTTCCTTTACCTCGAACGATTTCCGGTCAGATTATTAATCGTGAATATGAATCGACAGGAATCACGCTTGACGGAAACGAACACACAGACTATATGCTGAAAGGCATTCACGAATACGAGTTATCGTGGAATTTATCGGCATATTGGTTGTCAGTCATTGAATCAATGCACCACAATGGAATTGTAACAATGCGTGTATACGATGAATATTTCGGAACGTACAATTCATCTGATTCAACAAGATGGTACGAATCACAGTTTAAGGTCACAGACTTACAGAAACAGTTACTCGCACAGCGCACGACCGGACAGCCGGTGGCATATTCGACCGCCGTCAGCGGCTCATCAGTTTGGGATGTATCATTGACATTGAGGGAGGTGGCGCGTACAGATGGCTGATTTTACGATGTATGATAGGGAAAGAGAATTTAAGTGGCAGATAGAATGTCAGTTGAGCGGTGGAACAAATGCGTATATTGATGCGGAGGACATCTATTCCGGAAGATTAACGAGGCAGATTTCAAGCGGCGAGGGCATTGAGGTCGGTTCTTGTTATGTTTCAGAATTAGATTTGACCATTGTCGCCTCGGCGCTTCCGGCAAACGTTGTTTCTGTAAAACCTTATTTTAGGTTGCTCACATCAACAGAAATCGTTGAGGGTGTTGTGCGCAAATATTACACACCATACAACCTCGGAGTGTTTAAAATCGCATCGACGAAGCGCAAAGAGTATGGCAGAATCGATTTAGTCTGTTATGATAAGATGGCAGATTTAGATGCACTGATTGCACCAGCGGCTTATACGGAGCTGTTGGCGAGCGATTGGAAACCGTTCTATTTGCTTGACTGGATTGCAACAAAGGTTGATGTGACGTATACGTTTACACAGTCTGGAATCGAAGCAATGCCGAACGGAACATTATATTTTAAGCTAGCCGAGGAAACAAGCAACATCAAGACTTATCGTGATTTATTACAGTATGTCTGTATGTTAATTGGCGCGTATGGCATATTCGACGAAGACGGACATCTGAACGTTAAGACA